GGCGGGGGGAACAAAGGAAGGAGCGTCGCAGGTGGACCCTGTGAAGCTTCGCGAGGCGCTGGGCCTGGCTCCGGATGCCTCTGATGACGAGGTGAAGGCGTCCGCTGCGGCGTCGCTCAACCTCCCCGCGGCCCCGGTCGCGGGCCCGCCCGAGGGGACGCCGGCCCCGGCCGCGTCGATCCCCACCGCCGCCGTGCCCGGCACCGTCGTTCTGTCGGAGTCGGCCTGGCAGGAGACCCAGAACCAACTCCGGACCCTGGCCGCGTTCGTCGACAAGACGAAGCGCGACGAGCGGGACACCGTGCTGGCGAAGGCGATCACCGAAGGCAAGTTCATGCCGGCGCAGAAGGAGCAGTTCGCGAAGCTGTGGGACTCCAACCCGGACGGCACCCGCGCGCTGCTCGACAGCATGACGGCGAACGCCGCGTTCGCAACCGCCGCGCTGGGCTACGCCACCGCCGACGGTGACGACCTCGACCGCGAGTACCAGGCCATGACTGCCGGCCTGCCGAAGTGGGGGCACTGACCATGGCTGACTACACCCCGGTCTACACCGGAGGCGTGCTGCCGTTCTCGGCCACCACGTCCGCCGTCGTCACCGGCGGCACCCTGGTGGCCGTGTCCGGCTCGGGCACCGTCGCCACCGCCGGCGCCCTGTCGGCGCTCGTCGTCGGGGTCGCCGCGCATGACGCCGCGTCGGGTGCCCGTCTGTCGGTCTGGCCGATCGACAACTGCATCCACGAGATCGTCACCGCGACCAACGTGACCCAGGGCAACGGCATCCAGGCCGCCGCCTCGGGCCAGGTGGACCCGGCGACCACGTCGCTCGCGACGCAGGCCGCGGCCGGCACCCTGATCGGTGTCGCGCTCACCACCGCGACCGCCCCCGCCAAGGTCCGTTTCATGGGCCGCCACTAACCCCCCGAAAGGATCTAGGTCATGCCTGGTGCATTCCCCGCCGGCGCGCCCACCCTTTCGGGCGACGCCCTCACCATCTCGCGGTTCCTGCAGTCCCCGGCGCTGATCGCCCGGCGGCTGCGGGACTACCGCGACCTGCGTTTCGTCTCCGACCAGCTGCTGACCCAGCGGTTCCGGTCGCAGGGCGGCGCGGTGCTCTACGACCAGAGCGAGCCGTTCGTGTCGGACCGGCCCGCCGAGTCGGTCGCGCCCGGGTCGGAGTACCCGTACGCGAACCTGCCGACCGGCGCCGCCGCGATCGCCGCGATCCAGAAGTGGGGTGAGAAGGTCCTCCTCACCGATGAGGAGATCGCCCGCAACGCCCTGGGGATGGCGGCAGTCGACCGGCAGATGCGCAAGGTCGTCAACTCGGTCATCTCGCAGGTCGACTCGATCACCATGTCGGCGATCGCGTCGGCCGTCACCGCCACGTTCAACGTCACCGGCACCGGTGGCGGCGTGTGGACGGGCGCGACCCCGACGATCCTGCGGGACATCCTGCGGGCGAAGGCGGCGGTTTACGCCCTGAACCTGGGGTACGTCCCGGACACCGTCGTGCTCAACGACACGCAGTACGCGTACGCGATGACCGACACCAACATCACCAACGCGTGGCGGCGGGAGACGACCGACAACCCGGTCTACTCCGGCATGGTGGAGCGCATCGCCGGGCTGAACGTCGTGGTCTCCCCGAACCTGCCGGCGACCACCGCGTACGTGCTGGACTCCAAGAGTCTCGGCGGCATGGCCGACGAGGTCGACGGCGCGCCCGGCTACGCCATCTCCGACCTGGCCGTGCAGGTCAAGGCGATCCGCAAGGATGAGCAGGACGCCTACGACCTGCAGGGCCGCCGCAAGACGGTGCCGGTGGTTCAGGAGCCGGGCGCGGCGATCAAGCTGACCAACGTCGGGATCTGAGGCGCGGCATGGCTGACGAGTATGTGGTCACCGCGCCGTACGTCACCCCGAAGGTCCGCGACAACGTCGACGGCGGCTGGGTGTACCGCGGCTTCTACAAGGACGCCGTGCTCCGGTCCGAGCAGATCGAACCGGAGTCGCTGCGTCACCACCTCGACGGCGGCATGCTGGCCGAACGCGAACAGCCGGCCCCCGAGCCGGCCGCGCCGGAGCCGGTCGTCGAGACCCCGCCGGCCGTGGTCCGGCCGAAGGTGGGTGACCCGAAGGAGACGTGGATCGCGTTCGCCGTGACCCAGCGCCCCAAGGGCCAGTCGGAGGCCGACGCCCGGACTGAGGCCGAGGCCACGTCGAAGGCGGATCTCATCGCGGCATTCGGGGGCTGACCGGCCATGGCGGACCTGTTCACCATCGACGAGTTCGCCAGCTTCCTGCAGCAAGGCGTCGACACGTCCTCGGCCACCGTGGCGAGGCGTGTCGCGTCTGGCTGGCTCAAGTCGGCCACCGGCCTGACCGACTGGGCCACACCGGTCGATGACCAGCTGTTCGGCTGGGGCCTGGAGCTGGCGGCCATTGCGTACCGCAACCCGGACGGCGCCGCGTCGGAGATCATCGACGATCACACCGTCCAGTGGGACCGCGCCCGCCGCAAGGACATCCTGGCCGCCGCCGCAACGGCGTACTCCAGCGCCGGGCGCCCGCAGTACTCGTTCCCGGAGCCCGACTGGACCTGGACTGCGGTTCCGGCTCTGCCGCCGATCACGAACTGAGCCGGGAGAGCCTGGCCAACTACTCACATACCGCCTCACTCGGGAAGGCCCAGTTCATGGCGCGCTACTCAACCTCCATCGTCAGCCAGACGGCCCAGCTCGCGGGCATGCCGGCCACCACCACCGTGAACGGCTACATCGGCTACTGGGGCGGTTCGGCAACGTCCGGGTACCGGCTGCGCCGGGTCACCCTCGGCGTGCGTACCACCTCGGCGAGCGTGCCCACGTCCCAGCAGTACACGGTTGAGGTGCACCGCCAGACGGTGGCCCCGGCCGGCACCGGCCTGGCCGCTGCCGTGCTCGGACAGCCGTTGGAGACGTGGACTCCGCAGACGGACCCGACCGTGGGCATGATCGCCACGACCGCCACAACCATCGGCACGACCGGCCCCACCCTGACCACCGCGCCGATCAAGACGCTGACCCTGAACACCCAGAACACCGTCGACTACCCGTTCGAGTTCCTGGAGGAACTGGTGTGCGCGATCGGCACCGCGAACGGCATCGCCTTCGTCAACGTCGGCAACACGCTACCGGCCGGGCACCTGATCACTGTCGACGTCGAGATCGAGGTCTGAGCGCAGCTGACGGGGCGGTGTCGCCGTGCAAGCACTGTTCAACGGCCCCACCGTCGGCCCGTCCCTCAACGGCACCACCGTCACCCAGGGCTCCGGCGGCAACAGCGGCGGCGGTGACAGCTCGTTCTTCGACGTTGTGCAGATCGGCGCGACCGGATCGCTGATCTTCGACAACGCCCACGTCACCCACAACGTGGAGGCGTTCCGCTTCACCACCGGCGGCACCGCGGGCAACAGCAACGTTCAGTGGCAGGGCTCCATCACCCCGGCCGCCACGATGTGGTTCCGGATCTACATCTTCACCCCGTCGAGCTTCGCCCTGACGCCGACCATCGTGCGGATGCTCGACACCACCGGCGCCACCCAGGCATGCCGGATCGCCTGGAACGCCTCCGGCAACCTGCTGATCCGCAACACCGCCAACACCCAGGTCGCCACGTCCACCAACGCCATGTCGGTATCGACCGCGTACCGCCTGGAGGGCTTCTGCACGCAGGGCGCATCCGGCACCGCTGAGATCAAGTTCTGGTCGTCGATCGACTCCAGAGGCGCCCCCGTTGAGACGCTGACGGCCGCGGCCCAGAACTACGGCACGAACAACATCGGCAACGTGGCCTTCGGCCAGGTCACGGCGATCGCCAACATGCCGTCCTGGTGGGGCTCGGGGATCGCCATCACCGACGGCGGCTACCTCGGACCGTGGCAGCCCCCGCTGTCACCGGTCCCGGCCCGTCACCTCGTGTACCCGGTGCGGCGCTGGGCTCGCCCGGCAACCGTTCCTCCGGCGCAGCTGACC